CGGGGCAACCCAAATGCAAAGCTTCAATGTCTTCTACAATACCTACATTAACAGGGTATTTGATAATGAAATACAGAAGATAAATGAATATAGAGGAATGGCAATGTCTGGTGAGATATCAGATGTCATTGAAGATGCTGTAAATGAGTCCACTCAGGAAGACGATATAGGAGAAGTATTTCATCTAAGAATAAAAGATACCGCTCTACAAAAAAATGAAAACATAGTAAAAAACCTAAAGAAAGAATTCAATGAGCTATTCAGAGAAAGACTTCAATTGAAAGAAAAGGTTTGGGATTTGCTATGGACTTATCTAGTTGACGGTAGAGTTTACTATGAAAGAATCATTGATAAGACTAAAGAAAAAGATGGAATCATAAACATAAAAAGATTACCTACAGAAACTATGGATTATTTCTATGATCCTATTTCTGGTAAGATCATGGGATATATTCAGTATCTAAAACCTAAACCAAAAAAACCAGCAACTATAGAAGAAGCAAGAAAAAGAGATGGAACAGACCTTGTATTCTTTGATCCTAATCAGATTGGATTTATTGATTATGGAATCTATGGAAGAACAAGATATGAGATATTCGGATATCTAGAAAAAGCCAGAGTGCCTTATAATCAGTTAAAACTTCTTGAGACTTCTGCTATCATTGCCAGAGTGGTACGTGCTCCAGAAAGATATGTCTTTAGAATTGATACAGGAAATATGCCTAGAGATAAAGCTCTAAAGTATGTTGAGAAGATCAAACAAAAGATGAGCAAGAAACAAACATATGATCCTAAAACTGGAACACTTACACATGAACCAGAAATCCTATCTATATTGGAGAACTTCTACTTACCACAATCAGCGGAGGGTAGAGGATCATCCATTGAGACAATCGGAGGTAATACCGATATGTTTTCAAATTTGGATGACATTTACTACTTTCAGAAAAAACTTTATAGATCGCTGAAATATCCTGGAAGTAGAGTCTCTGGTGCTCAAGAGAATAGAGAAGGGGATATCATGTTCGGTCAAGGTGGAGTGTCAGAAATTTCAAGAGATGAGATTAAATGGGCCAAGTTTTTAGAAAGACAACAAAAGAGATTATGCAAAGATTTTCTTGACATGTTCTTAATCCATCTTGAATTCAAAGGAATGAAAGAACAGTATGAATTGACTAGTAAAAAAATAGAAGTGTATATGAATCCTCCATCCAGATATGATGAGCAAATGGAGCAAATGTTCAATGACTCCAGATTTGCTAATTACAGTCAATTAGCCGATAGACCTGAAATGTCAAAATACTATCTAATGAAGAGATATTTGAAATGGAGTGACGAAGAGATTCAAGAGAATGTGGATGGTAAGAAGAAGGATAAAGATTTAGGTCTTTCTCCAGAGGAAGAAGGTGGAGGTTCACGCTGGTAATTTTATAAAAAATATATAAGTAAATATAGAGGTATACTATGAGATTTAAAAGTTATCTAAAAGAGAGTATGGGGCTTCATTTAATGAAAGCTCCTACAGGTGTTTGGGTTTTCAAAGGTAGTGTTCCTGTACATCTAGGATATGAGAAAAAAGGTGGAGGACGCTTAACTGATAAAGAAGTGGATACACTATCTAAAGTTTCCACACCTTCAATGATGGCAAGTACTAGAGTTTTTAAAAGTAAAGAAGAAGCTCTAAAAGCGGCTAAGAAAGAAGGTGTTTTAGCAAAGATGATAAAGGTATATGAAGATACTTTAATAGAGCAAGCATCTAAATATAAAAAAGAATTTATAAATTATGCTTACGAAATTATAGATAATTATATTACTGCCGCTGGAAGCAAAATTAGTAAGATGGATTTTATTGAAGATGCAAAACAATTACAAAGCATAGTTGTTAGAATAATGGGAATAATGGCATTACCAGAAGGAAATCCAAATTATGCTCAGATGAAGAAATTTATACCTAAGAAATATAATAAAGTACTTTTCGATAATGGAGAAGGAAACACTTATGATAGTGAATGGATGAGCATGACAGATGCTAAACAATTTACTATAGCTAGAGAAGCAATGTTAGAATACGATAAGAAAAAAATGAAGATGGGTTTGAAAAGAACCGATTTATCAACATTTTAAAGGAGGATGTGAAAAATGGATCAAGAAAAAGTAAGAAAAGCATTGGATCATTTTGAAAATGATGAGTTTGTGGATGCAAAAGAAATTTTAAGTCAAGAAATTCAAGGTAACAGAGATGCACACCTTAGAAACAAACTAGGTTTGAAGGGTGACATTAATCCTGCTCCTGCTCCAGAAGGAGAAGGAAATGGTGAAGGAGATGGAGATGAGTGATAAAATAGAGAAGTACTTAGGAGAAGCAAAACCTACATATGTACACAAAGGAGATGATAAGCTAGTCAGTTTACGTCAAAGAGGAATGACTCCTTTTACTGACTACCATTCAGAGATTAGCAATGTTCATAAAGCAATAGGACAATTAGATGTTGCTACAGATAAGATTACAGACGCTACTGGTGCTCTTGAAAATGCTCTGTATGGTCTTCCTAACAAAGGTAAATATGTTTCTAAGTTAATGAAGGACTTTAAAAAAGCGCAAGCTTTAACTTCACAATCTCAAAAAGCACTAGTGTCTATTATAAACCAATGGGATACTGTTTCAAAATATAAAGATTTTGAAAGTGAAATGAGTTAAGGAGAAGAAATATGATGGCAAAACTAATTACAGAATATAGCCAAGATTTTCAGATTACAGAGGATAAGAATAAAGACATGTACGTAGTCGGTATTTTCTCTTCCGCTGAAATTGAAAATAACAACAAAAGGAAATACAAAAAGGAAATTCTGGAAAGAGAAATTCAGAAGGTCAATGAGAAAGTAGATAAGAAATGTCTTTGGGGAGAGTTAGGACATCCTCCAAATCCAGAAGTCAATCCTGATAAGATTGCTTTACGTACAGTAAAGCTTGAATGGAAAGGAAATAACTTATACGGAAAGGCTAAACTTCTTGATACTCCAATGGGCCAGATTGCTAAGACTCTTGTAAAAGAAGGAGCTATGGGTATTTCCTCAAGAGGACTTGGAACTGTAGGAGATGACGGATATGTGAACGAAGACTTTCATCTGATTACATGGGATTTGGTAACTGATCCTAGTAATAAACCTTCATGGGTAAATGGAATTTATGAAGGTCAAGATTTTACAATTCCTGGAACTGATTTAAAGAAAGACCCTACAGAAGATGATATCAGAAAAGCACAAAAAGCGCATTACAGACAGCTTCTTGAGTTTATTGATTCCATATCAATTAATGAGTCATATAGTGTCTCTTTTACAGAAGACCCAAATTTTTGGAAACTAGTAAAGAAACATTGGCCTAAAGAAGCCAAACAACTTGAAAAGGGGTATGACGAAAAACTATATAATCAGTTAAGAGACTATGTTGCTGGTTCCGTTTCAAGATATGGTTTCAATCTTAAATGGTAAGGAGTCCTCATGTTTGAAAAAGAAAAGATTCAGGAAGCATATGAGAATACTGTCTTGAGCGAGTCTACAGAAAGAGCGGTATCTCAAGCTATAACTAAAGTCTTTCCTAATGTCAAGGTTAACAAAGTAGAAGTAAAGCGCAAGCTTATCTTCCATCTTTCTAATTTTATAGATGAACAGGAGTTTGATAATTTTGACAAGATAGATGCTATAGATGACTTTATAAAGAAGAAATATAAAGACGCTATAACAAAATGGAAAGGAAGAACAATAGAAGTAGAGGAGTTATAATGAAACTTAGAAAATATATGAAAGAAGCATCCGAAGTTGAATTTGAAAGAGCTATGCAAGGATTTGCTGATCTTGTAGGAAGAGGAGGTAGGTTATCTCATAAACCAACTGCCGATTTTTTAGCTAAAGCATATGGATATAAAGAAGGTAAACAGGATTTGAATATTCGGAAGATAATGGATGATCTAGAAGATTGGAACTACCATACTGAATATTCTATTTTGGAAGCTCTTATGGATGGAAGAAAGAACGATGCTAATATACTAGTCCAAATAGCTCAAGAACATTTAAAAATAGGAAGTATGCCTTATGATTTAATCTCATTACGTTCATATATTTCTGATAGAAAAAGATTTGAAAAGAATGTAAAAATGGGAATAGGAATATCAACTAAAGGTGCTCCTGTTAAATTTGCTGAAAAAATATTCAAGTATATGGATAAAAGAGATGTGGCAAAATTTTTAGAGTTATTCCAAGGAGGAGAGTAATGGATGCAATAAATGAAAAAATCCAAAAAGCTTATATGGATACTGTATTAAATGAAGTTACCATGCCAGCTATTACAGATATGAAAATTAATCTAAGCCAAACAGGAACATCATATATAGCTTCTTCTGATAAATTTACAGATAGGTATGATGGTGTATTTAAGAGGTCTTTTACAGGACAAGGACAAACACCCCATGATGCTTTAAAAGACTTAATGATGAATGTCTATAAATTTTATACGGCTAAAATGCCTAAAATGTCTAAAGTAAAATAAAGGAGAAACAAAATGGATGCAATAAATGAAAAAATTCAAAAAGCTTATATGGATACAATTGTCAATGAAAAAGAAGAAGCTTCAATTGACAGATATCTAAAAAGTCTGGATGAAATTAACAGGTTCCATGAAGCACTAGATGAAAAATGGGCCAAGAAAGTAGACATTAAACATACAGGTGAGCATGAAGGTAAATCAGTAGATCAACTAAAGAAAGAAATTAATGCTCTGAAAGGAAAAGCTGGAAACAAAGAGAAAATGGGAGAACTTCTATTTGCTCTTAGATCAAAGACTGGATGGAAAAAAGGAAAAGGAGCGGCTGGATTATAATGAAAAAATTTGAAGAATATATACACGAATCTACATTAACTAGACAACATTTTAATGCTTTAGCTGATATGATGAAAAGAGCTAAAACTTTACCTGAATTAAAATCAAGTATTGTGGATTGGCTTAAAACAACTAATCCAATGTTTGATGCTGAAAAGTTTAAAAGAGCCGCTGGAATGTAATTGGAGGATTAATGAGATTTAAAAATTATATTACAGAAGTAATGGGTTACACCCTAAAGGCCAAAGACAAGAAACTTATTAAAGCTTTTATTGACGGAGCTACAGACGGAGAAGGTAATGCTCTATGGATAGAAGGAGATTATCTATATGGGCCTATGCAATCAACTACTAATAATGCTGTAGCTTATAGAGATAAAAAAGGCAAGGTAACTGCTGGACAAGCATATGGAAATGTAAGCCAAACTTGGAAAAACTTTATAGAGAAGAATAAATGAGGTTCAAAGAACATTTAGATGAAGCTAGTGCCGCACAAGCTGTAGATAGAGGAAATGAGTTGCATAAAATTCTAATGGATACGGATGTCTTAAAGAAATTAGAAGATGCACATATGAAGGTGCAAAAAGAAGCGGCTAAGATATTTCAGCAAGCAATTTCACTATTGAAGGGATTGAAGTAATTCCTGCAAACCCTGATATATCCACAAATCACACCTTTTTTTAAAAGTATATAAAACATATATAAATATATATAGAAATAGTATAGGAGGTATATAGCTTATGGAAAAACTTCTTGAGTTACTAGGTGTTCAGAAATTGGAAGATAGCGAACAGGAAGTCATCAAAGAAAAGCTACAAGCTCTTATCGAAGTCAAGGCCAAGGAGCTTCTGGAAACTAAGCTGGAAGATGAGAAACAAAAACTTATCGAAGCTTACGAAGAGAAGTTTGAGAACTACAAAGAAGATATTACAGGCAAGTTCTCTAACTTTGTCGATGAGATTCTGGAGCAAGAACTTCAAATTCCAGAGAAGGTTCTGGAGTATGCTAGAAAGGGTGAGCTTTATGCTGACCTGATTGAGCAATTCAAAGTTCGTTTGGGAGTTGACGAAGGTTTACTGGATGAGGAAGTCAAAGCTCTTCTGAAAGAAGCCAGAGAAGAGATTGTCAAGCTAAGAGATGAATTAAATGAGTCCATTTCTGAAAGACTGCAAACAAAACAGGATGCTACAGAATTAGCGGCAGAAGTCTATCTACATCGTAAAACCAAAGGTCTGACCGAAGGACAGAAAGAACACGTCCTAGAGATGCTTGACGGTGTTACCGATAGAGAAGAGATTGACCGCAAGTTTGACATTATTGTTGAAGCCTACAATGGGAAAAACGGAAACGGAAACGGAAAAGAAAACGGTAAGGAAGACGATGAAGAGGATGAGGAAGAGGATGAAAACGGTAATGGCAAAAAGAAGAAAAAGAAAAACGGAAACGGAAACGGAGAAAAGAATGGAAACGGAAACGGTGAGATGAAAGAAGGAAAGGGTAAGATTGACGGAGAACCTGATCCTATAAATGAGGAAGAGGATAACAGTCCATTTGCTCAACATCTCAAAGGTTATGTGCAGATTCTAAAAGAGAATAAGATTTAATTAAAATATTAACAGGAGGAAATAGATATGTATAACATCAATGATCTGGTCAAAAAATGGGAAGCAGTTCTAGCGGAAGGAAAAGAAATTACTTCTGATAAAGTAAGAAAAGCTACTGCTGTCATGCTTGAGAACCAGCATAACTTCCTTATGGAAGGAGTCACTTGGAGTGGGCCACCTGGTGGAAATGACGCTCTAGGGGCAGGAGATGGTAGAGGTATTAGTGGTACTACTTATCCTACTTCTGGTATGTTCCACAAGATTGCTGTTCCAATGGTAAGACGTACTTTCCCTGAATTAGTTGCTCATCAACTAGTTGGTGTTCAACCTCTGACAGGGCCAGTTGGTCTTGCTTTCGCTCTAAGATTCAGACCTGGACAAAGCGTGGGTAGCTATACTGCTAACGTGACCGAATTAGGTTACAATACCATTGAGTCAACCTACTCTGGATCATACATTACCTCCGCTGGTGAAGCTTTAGGTTCTAAGGCTGGTGTCGGTGTAGGAAATGACATTGGTTTAGGTGTCGGTGCTGGTACTCATATCAGAGAAGTAAATCTGACCGTAGAAAAAACTCAGGTCGAAGCCAAGACTAGAAAGCTTAGAAGTCGCTGGTCTTTAGAGATCGCACAAGACTTAAAGGCTATGCATGGTCTTGATCTTGAGGAAGAAATGATGGACATTCTTGCTTACGAAATTACGCAAGAGATTGACCGTGAACTTATTGCGGCTATTGACGCTACTGTACGTGGTGTTGCTGGTTACGATACTACATGGGATTTCCTTGCAAGTGCTCAAGGTGTCAAAGGTCGATGGGAGATGGAAAGATACAGAGAACTCTATCACCACATCATAAGACGTACTCAGGATATCGCAATCAATACTCGTAGAGGTTCTGCTAACTGGATCGTAGGTAATCCAAGAGCTATCGCTATTCTGGAAACACTAGCGGCTTTTGCAATTGCTCCAGTTCCAGGAGACGTTACTACTCAACCTACAGGTGTTTCAAGAGTTGGTTCTCTTGACGGTAGACTGGTTGTTTACAGAGATACCTTTGAGAGCAGGGATCAATTTATCGTAGGTTACAAAGGGCCAAGTGAGTATGATACTGGTGTTATCTACTTGCCTTATATTCAATTGCTGGCAAGCAGAGCAGTTTTTGAAAATAGTTTCCATCCTACAGTTGGTCTAATGAGTCGTTATGCGATTCATAATCATCTGTTTGGTGCAAGAAACTACTACCAGTTAATTCGACTGACAAACATCCCACAATAAGTAGTAGTATTACTGCTTCTTAGCGAAACAAAAAGAAGGGATTCTCTTAACAGGGAATCCCTTTCTTTTTTTATTTTTTTTATAAATATACATAGGAAGAAAGAATCAATTTAAGAGGAGAATAAAAATGCAACAATTAATTTTTAATTCTTTACCAGTAGTAGATACACGCATACAAGCATTGGCATTACCAATAGGCACTAATTTTTTATTTAGAGAAGATGCATGGCAACAAAATAACTCTTCTATTAGTAGTATAAATCAAAACTTTACTCATGCGATTCAACCTGTTTCGGCTGGTGGGCCTTTCCCTCCAGGTGGCCCTGGTTATACACAAATATATTTTCCAGCCGATGGGGTTATTAAAGGTCAAGGTGGTATTGGATATATTAAAGTTTATGACTTCTTTGAAACAGAACCATCTTCAATATCATCTTCAAGTACAAGCTCAAGCTCAAGCAGTTCTTTAAGCTCAAGTAGTTCGTCTTCAAGCAGTTCTTTAAGCTCAAGTAGTTCGTCTTCAAGCAGTTCTTTAAGTTCCAGTTCAAGTAGTTCTAGTTCGTCTTCAAGTCTAAGCTCAAGTTCTTCAAGCTCAAGTAGTAGTTCATCTTCAAGTTCAAGTTTGAGTTCAAGTTCATCTTCGTCAAGTAGCTCCAGTTCATTAAGTTCCTCAAGCAGTAGTTCATCTTCAAGTTTGAGTTCAAGTTCATCTTCGTCAAGTAGCTCCAGTTCATTAAGTTCCTCAAGCAGTAGTTCATCTT